CCGACGATCAGGCCGCAGCTTTCCTCGGGATAGACCCGACGCGCGTGAGCCTTCGCATCCTCGAAAGCGAGTGCAAACTTCATCATTTAGGAGATCCTCTGGACGCCAGGGAAGCCGCCGAAGGGCAGCGGATTGCCGCGACCGAAGCGGGTGCGGCAGCAGTTCAGCCGGCGCGACGGCATGTCCTTGGACGGGTCGCTGACTTCTGCATCGTTGATGTCGAAATACCGGCCGCCCGTGTAAGGGCACTGCGCCTTCGAGTAGTCGAAGGCGCCGGTCTGGAGGTTGAAGTAGCGGTAGCGCCACAGGCAGGTGTTGCGGATGACCGTGCGGCCAGGCAGCGTCTTGCCTTCCTGGTCGATCGATGCGGACAGATCCCACTCGATGAAGACGCCGTTCTCCGAGGTCTTGCGCTCGAAGCGGAAGATGTCGGGGCCGTAGAAGGCTTCGGGGTCAGCGTCGGGCTGGTTGTCGAGGAAGCGCTTGTAGGTGCGGACGCGATAGAGCGTGCAGCCGAGCAGCTCGCCATAGGTCGAGACCAGAGCCTGGGCCATGCCGTCGACGTTGGAGATGCGGATCTTCGGCTGCGGCAGCGCGCCGGCGCCGGACGTTTCGAGGCCCTCGAACTGAACGTCGACCGGCTGGTAGCTGATGCTGTTGAAGACGACGGGGCCGTCGTTCTCGGAGCCCTGCACGAAATACATCAGCGGGCCGCCCATCGGCGAAGCGTCGATGGTGAACAGCGAGATGATGGCAGACGGCGAAAGCGACTGAGCTTCAGACTGAACGGACATTCGGGCCTCTTGATTGAAGCCCAATTGTAAGTAAGTGCTTACTTACTTGCAAGCACTAATAAGGAAACACTTACAATTCAGTCGTATGGCTCTGGACGAGGTTTGCCGAGACGGCCCAGATGCCTCCGTTCGTGACGTAATCCCATTCCTTGCAGGTCCACTTCACGCGAACCGGTTCGCCGAACGGCTTGAACCAGAAAGCCTTGGAGCCCTGCTGGTCCTCGAAGAAATCGACAATCTCGCGCATCTGGTCATAGGTCAGTGCCTCCCACTTCAGCGAAGAGGTCTTCCTGATGTGGTTGATGCCCTTCGGCATGGTCTGGCTGTATCCGTCGCCGAACTCCGACTCCCAAAGGTTGACGGTCGGCTTGTGAGAGGTGCCCGGCGAGGGACCGACGGGCGGAACGAAAGTCGGCAGCGGCATCAGCGGCTCCTCTGGTTCATGTAATTGCCGGGACGCGTCTGCTTCCGGATCTCTTCAGCGACCACGCCGCGCATCGACTGCTCGTATTCACGGGCCATCTTCTTTGCGAGATCCTGGTTCTGTTCCGGCGAGCCGGCGCTTCCCTGGACGGTGATCGGCGAGGAGATGACGATCTGCTGGTTCTGGGAGAAGCCGCCCATCGCGTCCATCTGCTCAGGCGTGAAGACGCCCTCGCCCTTCTTGGCGATGATCGGCACCTCGGAAGGCAGCAGACCTTCGATGATGCCGCCCGTGTGGAACTTCGCAGCGCCGGCAAACATCGCAGCGTGCGCCATCTTCGGCGAAAGAGCGCTCGAGCCGATGATGCCGCCCGTGTGTGCAGTCGGAACCAGGCCCTTCTTGCTGCCACCGGCAGCGGCAGCGCCGGCCTTCTTGCCACCGGCCGCTCCTGCCCCGGACTTATTCCCGAACATGCCGGACATCATATACTTGACGCCCGTGTTCACGATGTCCTTCAGGATGCCCTGAAGGGTCTGGCGCAGGTCGCCGGTGCCGGTGATGAGGTCGGAGATGCCACCCGCAAGCGAGTCCATCCAGCGGGCAGATCCCTGGGCGAGATTGGTCTGCAGATCGCCCCACTCCTGGAACTGCTTCTGCATGGGCGACATTTCCTGCACATACTGTGCACGGATAGCCGCCTTCTGGGCTTCGCCACGCCTGGTCGCCTCGACTTCATCCTCGCCGGCAGCAATCGCTTCCTGCGTGGCCTGGTCGATAAGTGCGATCTTGCGCTGCATCTCCTTCTCACGCATCTGCGTGGTCGTGAGCAGCGAGTTCTCGGTGTCGCGGCGTTCCTTCTCGAGCTTCGTCTGAGTGACGGCGCTGTCGAGCTGGGACTGCGAGCGCAGCATATTGGTCTTGGTCTGTAGCGCCTGACGATACGCATCGCTGTCTTCGCCGTAGAGCTCCTTGGTCTTGGCGATATAAGCGTCGAGACGGCTGGTCAGCTCCTCAAGGGCAGACGAGTCCTTGATGTAGTCCGGGTTCGCGGCCTTCTTCTGGGCCTCAGACAGGCGATGGTTGAGCTCGACGCGGTCCTGCTCGAGCTTTTCGGCTTCGCGATCCGTCTGGGTGCGAAGCTTCTTCTTCTCGTCGACATCCTTGGCAACGGCGTCGTATTCCTTCGCCGCGGCGATCGCGTCCTTGTAGCGCGCTGCCTCGGGGTTCTTGTCTTCCGCACTGTCGCCGAACTTGCCGCCCGTGATGGCCTTAACCAGGGCGTCGTAACGCTTGCCGGTGTCTTCAGCATTCTTACCGAGATCCTTCGTCTCGGTAGAGGTCTGCTTGATCCAGTCGGCGAGGTCGGCGTCGTTGGTCTGCTTGCCGAGCTCCTGATACTTCTTATCAGCCTCGTCGAGCGCGGTGCGCAGGTCGGCCGTCTTCTCGATCTGGGCGTCAATGATGGTCGGCTGGTAGGCCGGAAGCGGGCTGAGGCTCGCAGCCATCGCCGGTGCGCTGGTCGTGGCAAGGCCAGCGGCCTTTTCGCGCGTCGGGCCGTTGGAAGCGCCATCGAGCGCCTTCTGGATCACGTCATCGGGAACACCCTTGAGCGAGGTCCATTCCTTGCGCAGGCCGCCGAGACCTTCGCCGGAACCGAGACGACGGTTGAGCAGGCGCATCGCCATCTGGTCCTGCATCTTCTCATCGAACATCTCGTCGCCCGACAGGCCCATCTCTTCCATGAGACCCTGGAGCGTCTGACCGACGATCTGATACTTGCCGAGAGCAGACGAGCCCTTGCCGTCGCCATACTTGGCGCGGTTGGCGGGGTTGGAGAGCATCTGGCGCTGCAGGTCGCGGACCTGGTTGAGCGACATGCCAACGAGGTTCTGCGGACCGCCCGTCCAGGCGCCGTTGTCGAGGGTCGCATTGTAGTTGCCACCGGACTCGCCGCGGGCGATCAGCTCCAGCATCGAGCCAGAGAACTGACGGATAGCCTGGCCACCGGCGCCAAGACCGCTGGTGATGCCGCCCGAGAGGCCCTTGCCGATCTCGGAGAAGTTGACGCCGTTCAGCCCACCCTGAAGCAGGTTGACCTGCTGGGTCAGGCGGGCGACAGCCGAGGTGACGCCATCCACATGATTGACCGTGGCGTTCGAGAACGTGTTCTCGCGCATGACGGTGCCAACCTGATTGGCAGCCTCACCCTGGGCGTTCATGGCGCCGACGACTTCGCCGAGTGCCTTCTTGATGTTGTCGTAGGGGCCGAGGCCGAAGTAGCTGCCGTTGTCGAGACGCAGGCGCATCTTCTGAGCGTCGTTGAGCTCCCTGCCCTGCTGACGCTCGAGGAGCTTCATTTCGCGCTCGCGAATATCTTCCTGGACGTTCTCCAGGTCGCGATCGGCCTTCTGATTGCCCTTCATCACCTTGTCGAGGGCTTCCTTAGCCTCGGCAGCGGCGAGCAGCTCACCATGAAGCTTGGCGACTTCCTCGCCACCTTCCTTCACCGAGCCGTAGTCACCGGAAGCAATCTTCTCGGCCATTTCGGCAGCAGCGCCGGATGCACCGTTCATGTTCGCGGTGATGCCGGCGATATCGGCCTTCAGACGCTCAAGCGCATTGGAACCACGCTCGACAGCCTTCGTCTCGTTGCCGGCGCCGGCAGTGGTCTTGTCAGCGCCGAAGGTCTTGCCATCAAGCAGCGTGAGCTTCTGGAACTCGCTGTTCCGGAGCCCGCGCGTGAAGTTGATCTGCGCCTGGATGAATTCCTTGTTGTCGGTGTCGGCCGTCTTCAGCGAATCCTGCAGCGCGGTCAGGCGCGTGTCGTATTCGCCGATGATTGCCTGCGACAGGCTCTTCTGGTTGGCCAGAAGCTGCTTGCGATACCTCTCGGTGATC